TGATCTTGATATTGATGGAAACGTCAAGGTGTTCGATGAGTACGCATTCGCAGTTGTGTGCGCTCAAACACAAGCTGGTAGCCCGATTGGTACAGATTTAACTTACCGATCATTGCCAGTAATTGGCTTGAGTCAGGATGTTTCGTGGGACCCAGTACAAGATGGACCTGAGTTAATCAAAAAAGGTGCATTGATTGGTGGACCAGACGAGAACAACACTTTGCGAGTGATAGCTGGTTACACAAGCTGGTTGCAGGATGATAACAATGCCAACATCTACATTGAAACTGTGGAATCGTTGGATATTTTCTCTTTCAATCATCGCAAGTTCATGAAACAGCGTTTCCTTGGAAAAACAACATTCACTCGTCAAGACGTGGTGGATGCAATCGAGGAGTCGTTGCAAGTGGAGCGAGACACAACCAAGTCAATCAAGGGATTTGATAAAACTTTAATCAAGATTGTCTCTGCAACCGCAGGTCGATTGGAGTATGAAGTAGCTGTTGTACCTTTCGAGGGCATCAAGTTCATCCTTCCAACCGTTGTGGCAATCAGAGAGTCTTAATAGGGAGGGCTAATGCAATCAGAAGTTTTTTCAGGCGCACGATGCGTCTTCAAAGCAGACGGTAAGCCCGTAGGATACGCACTAGGCGTCAGTGGCTCCTCTGCTATTAATTATCAACCTCTGAGTGTTTTAGGACACTTGGAAGTTGTAGAGCATGTACCTGTTGGATATGCGGTTGAATTGTCAGCGAATCTTGCGCGAATTGCGAGAGCGACTCGAGTAGGAAATTTTGCCAATTTTCCAGGCCTACGTTCGGATGTTGAAGGCGGTCTTGAGTCACCTCAGATCATGCCAGCATTTGGAGCGAATGGCTTAAGTATTCTTCAGTCTGGTGAATTGAGTGCGGTCATTTATGACGTGGTGACTCAATCGAGTTTGTACACTATCAGTGGTGTCAAGTGCTCTAATAAAGCATGGGACATTCAAGCTGGAGGCATGGTAGCAGAGAATTGCACATTTGTTGCCAGAATCTTAGCAGAGGGTGGACAAAACGAAGGAACTATCGGACAATAATTTTAATTATCGACAATGGTAATGGGGGGAGTTTCGCTCCCCCTGAATTTTTTGTAAGACGAGGTAAGTATGTCGAAGGTAGAAAAAGAAACAATCATCAATTATAAATTTGAATCGAAAATGAAGGATGTTGGGACATTTGAAATCCCTCGCCTCAAACTTCGCAGACGATCACCAAGGCTTGATGCTGGTCTTGTGACTACAAAATCAGCCTTGACTGGCGGTTTGCCTCCAATCACCAGAGGAGAACAGGTTTTGATTGATGCTATCGCGACACTGACAGTTTACATGGAACCAGTGAATGAAAAGGGAGAATCTGACCCAAAAATCAGTTCAAATTGGGTTGACGATATTCTCGATCAAGACATTGTTTTTGATCTTTTCAACAAATGGATGGACTATCAAAATAGTTTTTATGTGACGGAGGATAAGAATGCTCCTCCAGCGCAAGCCTAAACTTCCTTTTAAGCCTCTACATCAAGAGCAAGCCGAGAAAAAACAACGGCAGGAATTTGAGATAGAGGCTAAAAAATATCAAGAAACCCACATCTTGTGGGTAGAATCCATCAAAAAATTAGCTCGTCAAAACATCAATAACGACATGCAGTACATGAGAATTGCATGGACGAATCGTTTTGGCATACCAAAATACCAAGCGCCCGATGAATACACCCCAGAAGAAATGCTGCTTGAAACCTGGGAGCAGTATTACTATGAAAATCCTGCAAACCTTGAAATGAATGGAATTTTTCAGAGGAAAAACTCGGCGACTGGGTACAAGTATTACGTCACTGGAGACCCAGTTATTGATGCGTTGGAAAAAGAATTTGCTGAAGGAAAGGTCCCTGATCTCGAAAAAGCCTTTGGACACATCAAAAATGGTCCTGATTTTTTCCGTTCCTACTATCGAAACAACATTCCAGCAGAAAAGTTATATCAGGACGTGAAAAAAAATGAGAAAGGGGAGAAAATATCAGAAGCAGGGACAAAAGTGGAAGTTGACCAGTACAAAGGTTCAGATGAGTGGGTAAAAGATGCTTTGACCGAAGACCCTGTGATGAAATTGATGGCCGAAAAATTGGGAGTTAAACCGTAATGCCTAAATACGAAGAGGATATTGGAGCAGGTGACGTTTCTGGAGCAATAGGGGCCAATACGCAGCAAATCGCCTCAATGCAGGTCCAGATGGATAAGATCAATCATTCGCTTGATCGCATGCTCAATTTGTTCGGAAAAACCCGTGATCTGACAAGAAGTGAAATTACTGAATTAAAAGCATTTCGTGAAGAGATAAGCAGAGCTGCTCAAGAATTTCATTCAATGAACGATGCCAATATCAAAGGCATGTCGGATTTTTCTATTTATCAAAAAAAACTTGAAGAAAATATCGAGAGCTACAAAAAGAAAGCTTTAGATGCTGAATCACAAATCAAAAAAGCTCGTGAGCAAAATCAAAAAATCGAGGCAAATGTAACTGGGCGTTTCGCTAAAGATAAAAACAAAATGCTCCGTGATGAATTGCAAACACAGGAAAAAAATTCAGCTCGCCTTCGTCAAATGGCAAAAGAGCGATTGGATGAAAACAAAAAAATCATCGACCAAAATGCTCAAATTGCAAAAACATCCAAGCAGCAAGCAGAATCAAATAGCGTTTCGCTCAAAAAAGCCGAGGAAATGTCGAAAAGATATAAAGATATTCGGCAAGAGCAATCGCGAAGTGTTGACTTACTTGAGGTAGCTGCTGACCTTCACCTTCCAGGCGTTTCTCATGCTGCAACGGTAGCGAAATATGCTCGTCGTGGATATGAGAGTATGGTCCCAGCCGAAGATGAGGCAGGTGGACTCGGTGCCTTGGGAGGCATGGCTGGAAGAGGACTTGGATTAGCTGGCGGCGCTCTTGCTGGTGGAGCTATTGCATTCGGTGGTTACACTGCCTTGCAAGGTTACAGAGCCTACAATATGGCAAATCAAATGGCACCGATGGCAAGGACTCTTGCTGGGCAGATGGGTCCTGGTTCCGTTGCTGGTAGACAGCAGGCCGTACAAGCTTATGGCGGTTACGGCGGTATGGAACAATTGCCAACTCTCATGAATCTTAACCGCGCAATAGGCGGTCAATACGGCATCCAAAACATGAGAAATATCACTGACGCTGCAAATCGCTTTGGAATATCGAGAGAAGAGGCAATAGGCGGTGCTGGCGAATTAACTAGGGCGGGTGTAGCTCCAGGCCAAGCAGTAGAGCAGCAAGCGAAAATTTTAAGCGAAGGCGTGAAATCTGGAATGGATAGAGCGCGAGCTACTGAATTTTTACAACAAGTCACAAACTTGCAAAAAGAAATTTTCAGATTAACAGGTGAGCAGTCTCCAGAAAATATCGCAAAATCTTTGGGCGCATTGATGAGCGCAAGCGGCATGGGAGCACGTTTCGCACAAGGACCAGCTATGCAAGCTGTTTCTGGCATAGATCAGGCAATTAAAGCTACCGGAATGGGTAGGATGCAAGGATCTGCCGCTGGAACACTCATGCGAGCATTCGGTTTTGGCCAAGGCGGTCAAACTGGAATGGAATCTCTCTATCAAACAAATAAAATGATGGAGGGTGGTGTGTTCTCAGGAAAACCTGGAGAACAGATCGGAAAAATCAATAAAGTATTTGAGCAATACATGATGGAGGCTGGCGGCGAAAAAAATAAGCATGCCGCATTCGAGAGAATGTCTAAAGAGCTTGGGATTGGTAGAAACCAACTCGAATCTTTGGATGCAATTCGCAAAAAAGCTCCAGGTGAATTGACTAAAAAGGACATGAGCGACCTTAAAAAACTTCAAGAGGAGTCTAAAGATCCATTATTGCAATTGCTTGATATTAATAAAAAAATGGATGCCAACCTTGCTATTCTCGCTGGTTCAAACTCAGGCGTAGGAAGTTTTATTAAAATTGCAAATATGCAATTGAGTGTTCAGCAACAATCTCTTGAGGTTTTAAAAACCATGGCTGGGATTGCATCTCCAGACGAAACAAAGGGTGAGTCTTTCCTTGGAAACATGGCCGATTTTGCTGGCGGCGCAATGAAAAACGTCATGAAGATGATACCAGGAATGAATACAGGTGTTCAGGCTTACGATGTTTTAAAATATGGTTCAGAAAAATTAGGCATGGACAAATACGTCGATAAGGCGAAATCATTTGTTAAAGATAAAATTGGCTTGGGTGGTTCTTCTGATGCATCTGGTGGTTCATCAAAATCGGAAATGGATAATACTCGAGCTACACATGAAAACACAAAAGAGTTGAGAGAACTAAGAAAACAACTTGCAAACTCAGGCGGTCAAAGTAGTTATTCAGTGTCAGCAAAAAAACCACAGATGAAACCAGCTCACGCGAGGTAGTATGGGATTTTTCGATAATTCATTAATACCAGATCGCGTAAGTTCAATTTTTCGTCCATCAAACAACAATATCAACGACGATGCCGTTAAATACATAGCAGAACAGCAATGTGGGTGTGGCGTTCGCGTTTATCCAAACGGTGGGTCGGCACGAGAGACAATGAATTTATTCTACGAGATTTTGTCGTGCAGTATTGACACTTCAATTGGAGACATTAACGGCAGTTTTCAAATCACATTAGCCGCCACTGAACCTTGGGATGAAATTTTACAACCAGACGACTATGTTCGCATTTTCATGGGCGATCACATGGTTTCTTTTTCAAACAATCAGGGAGCAGTGAATTTTGCGTCTGGAAAATACAAACAATCCGAGGCTGGAGTTAAATTAAATAATTCTGATAAGCTACCAGACTCAACCGTCGCAGTTCCATTGACTACTGAAAATTGGTCTAGACAGGGCGATGGTAGAATTAAATATGATTCTTTAAAAAAAGTTCCAATGCTTATCATGTTTGAAAAAATGCTTGGAAAAATTGATCGAGTTCAAAAAAATGAAAGTCCTGGTTCTGCAAGCAGTGGGGCACAAGTTACTTACACAGTTACAGGGCGATCTTTTGGTTCAATTATTCAAGATGTTTCTGTGTATTATAACACAGCAATACCTGGCCTTAATCCTTACACTCTTTTTAGTGCTATCATTCAGAGTAAGCAGCAAGCTCAAAATGCCTTTGGCTTTTCTGGAAGCCCTGACTTTTTTGTGTCACAGTATTTAGCATTTTTCCTTAGCCTTATTCCTTTACCACAATGGCAATTGCCAGAATCATTAGTTAGAGATTTGGATTTGCCAACAGTGAGAGAAAAAAACGCTGCTACTGCTGGAAACTTAATAAATGTAAATGCATTCCTGACAGCTCTCAATGCTAGTTATGCAAATGTTAACAAATTTCCTGGTCTTGATGTTTGGGTGCAGAATTTAACTCAAGCTGCAAAAGGAATAGCAAATAAAACAACCAATCCTTCGCCATTTAGCGTTCTGTCTTTGGCTGGTATTGAGTCAACTATTGGCGAGGTTATCGACACATCATCTTTGAATTCAACTACGCAAGGCTTGTATGAAATTTTGAAATATTTTTCAAATCCAACTTGGAATGAATTTTTTTACGATCTGTGTCCAAACGGTTTAAGCAAAGGAAATTTGTTATCAAATGCTCCAGTGCCAACAATTGTTATGAGACAAAGGCCATACGACATCACCACAGACATGACCAGAAGGCTGTGCAAAGCTCAACAGTTTTATGGAAATAAAATTTCAAATTTTCCACGTTTCACAGATGCTTTAGGTAAATCATTATTGGATTTGAATGACTCCGCGATTACTGTTTTTGGTAGAACACAAAATCCTAATGTGAATTCAATCACTCAAGCTTTATCTGGATTTCCAGAAGAGCTAAAGGGTGTAAAAACAGCAATACCAATGAGCGTTGGATATGAAGTCGGAGTGTCGTCACACGACAGAATAAACGCTTACTCGTGTCTCCCAGAAGGCCATGGTTCAATGAAGGATATTTATAGCAGAACAGCTATGGTCGAACAGGGCATTTTTGGATTTGATGTTGAAGATATTTTGCATCACGGATTTAGAATGATGGAAGTTTCAACAATATATTGTGGTGGTCAGGGTGGAAAACTTAAAAATGCCAATTTCTATGCTCAATTAAAGGCTTTTAGTAAGCTATTGCAAAATTGGTACTTTATGAACCCTGGATTTTTCAATGGCAGAATTACTACTCGTTTTATGCCAGAGGCGAGACTTGGGGTCCCTCTTAAGTATTATGAAACCAGAATTGACCCATGGAACCCATATCCTAAAATGGAACTATTTTACATTCAGGGAGTGAGTCACTCTTATAAAGTCGGCCAGATGTTGACAACACAATACACAGTAATTCGTGGACTTCGCTTTGATTTGACAGGTTCAAATGTTGATCAACAGCAAGAGGTTGCATCTTTAAGGAACAGGGTATTAACTTATTTCTCTGCTGGGGGAACTAAGGCATGATGGAAAATGATGATGGTCATATATTCCAAGATGGCATGCGAGTGGTCCCAAAATCGGATGCCCCTGGACAAAATACAAGCGACATTTATTATCCAGTAAGAGCGGTTGTTAGAAAAGTTTACTTTGTTGACGACGATCAAAATGGTCCTGGGGACACTATACTGTGCGACTGTTATTGTATAGATCAAGGATTGATTTTACCGAAGGTGCCATTGCTTGGCTCTAGGATAAGCTACGACAACTACATTTATCATTCACTCAAAGAGCCAACCAGAAGGCTTGATGGAAAACAATTCGATTCAAATGATCGAAGGCCTTACATAGAAGATGGCGATAGTGTTTTGATTCTTTTTGCCAACGGAAAAATTCAATTTCCTTACATAATTGCGACAGTTCCACACCCTCAATCTGGATTTGATGGCAATACATTTGAAGGAAAAGAAATTTTTTGTCCAGACCCGAGACCAACAAGAGCTGATGGCGACTGCTATAAAATCAGGATGAATGGAACTGTATTTTTAATCGACAAAGATGGGATGGTTACTTGGTACACAACCAATACGGTCGATAAAAATATTCCTAAAAGAAAAAAGTTTTTACTTACTCTTAATGAAAAAGACGACAGTGACGCTCCAAAAACTCAAAAATGTGAGATGGAAATTGATGACACTGGCGAAGGTAAGTTTTGTATTCGAGTTGTGAAGGCAGATGGAAAAACAAATTCATATTGCATTGATGCGCAAAATAATAAGGTTGAAATTGTCAATACCAATGCCACTGGCACTCAGAAAATCACACTTGATGATAGTGGATTGAAGTTCGACGTTAAGGGCGATATAGTTTACACCGCAACAGGAAATCTAACCTTTACAGTTAATACGACAGTGTTTAACGTGACAGGTGATTTAACCATGACAGCTAGCGGGAATGCAAAATTTTCTGGTAGTGGAGGTACGACAGTTGGAAGCTCTGGCAGCACTACAAAGGTTGATGGCTCATCAGTTGAATTAGCTGGTGGTGGACAACCTGTTGCAAGACTTGGAGACCAAGCAGTAGGCACTGGAAATCTTGGTGCTCCAGTAATTTCAAATATAACGCAGGGTTCGGCAAAGTGTACTTCGGGGTAATATGAAAAAGACGTGCTTAGTATGTAAAATTGAAAAAGAAATTACTGAATTTTGGAGAAATCCAAACTACGAAGATGGATATTTGCGTAAATGTCGATT